AAGGGTGAAAATAAAACTTCTATTGGCCTATGTTATTGCGGAGGAGTTGAGGAAGACGGTAAGACACCTAAAGATACTAGAACAGAAAGTCAAAAAGAAAGTCTGTTAAGTGTACTTAAAACATTAAAAGCAATGTTTCCAGAATCTACTATTTATTCTCATAATGAGTTTGCTAATAAAGCCTGTCCATCTTTCGACGCCACTAATGAGTATAAAAGTTTATAGGTGAAAAAACTAAAAGACACTAAAATAGGAACACTCTTAAAAGAGAAAGCACCTAAAATTTTAGATTTGATTGGAGATGTTTTGCCTTCTAGTGGTACTATGGGAATATTAAAAAACATTATTTCTAAAGATCCTGACTTAACACCAGAAGAAAAAGCAGAACTACATAATAGAGTTATAGAACTATATAAACTAGAAGTAGCAGACAGAGACTCAGCTAGAAAAAGAGAAGTAGAAATTGCTAAGGCTGGAGGTAATGACTGGATGATGAATGTAACAGGTGTTATTGGTTTAGCTTGCTTTGTATTTATTATCTATTCAGTTGTATATATACCAGAGGTTTTAAACAATGAGTTGTTTATACATTTAATGGGTATGGTTGAAGGTGTAGTCATAGGAAACATATTTGCATTTTACTACGGTACATCCTCAAAAAAGTAAATTAAATATTTTTATTATATTTACAAAAACCAATACTAAGCCAAATTGAAATCTCATAATAAAAGGTGGAAAGACGGTGGCAATCCTCGCTACAGACTTAACCAAGACGAAGCAGAAATAATAAACAACTACAGACGAGCCATTCAAGAATGTGAAAAAGAGGGGTTAGACCCTAAGACTTTGCATAGTGGATGGATTAAGAATGACAACGCTAGTCTATATTTTAAACAACCTAAAGCAACAGAAAAAGACTTTAAGAAACTAGCTAAAGAAGTCATAGAAGAAGCTAAACAGTATTCCCCTAAATATCCTAAACTAAATTATAAGAAATATACAGACGGACATTTATTGTTTATGTGTCCTAGTGATTTACATATAGGGAAACTCTGTAGGTCTTTTGTAAGTGGCGAGGAGTATAATAATCAAATAGCAGTTACAAGGGCGTTAGAAGGCGTTAGAGGATGTTTAGCAAAGTCTCAAGGGTTTAACATAGACAAGACTATTTTATTGCTTTCTGGTGACTTATTGCACGTAGACAATTTTAATATGACTACAACTGGTGGGACTAGACAGGATAGTGACGGCTTACTCTCAGACCATTTTCTAATAGCTAAAAGGTTGATGGTTGAAATTATAGAAATGTTATTACAGGTTTCAACAGTCCATGTAATGTTTACACCTGGTAATCATGACAATACTGTAGGCTGGATGGTTGCAGAGTTGTTAGCTGCATGGTTTAGACATAATAAAGATGTTACTTTTGATGTTAGTTTACAGATGCGTAAATACTACAAGTATAAAAAGAACTTAATATCTTCCTGTCATGGTCATAAGATCAAGGCTGACACGTTACCAATGATAGTAGCTGACGAATGTCCAGACTGGTCTAGTACTAAATACAGATACATGTTTACCCAGCACATACATCATAAAGTAAGTAAGCAATATCCAGGTTTGTGGGTGGAGTCTCTTATGTCAACTTCGGAAGCAGATAATTGGCACGCTACCTCAGGCTATCAAAGTTCAAATAATAAAGCTATAGAAGCATTTTTATTTAGTGAATTTGGACAAATTGCTAGAATAACACATCTCTTTTAACAATCGTTTGTTAATAAACTACTAATTATTTATTTTGTTTTGTAATATAATTATATATATATTTACAACATAATTTTAAAAAATATAAAATGTCAAGAACAATTAACTATACTACTAGAACTTTTTACGTGCCTGCTGACAAGCTAGAAACATTAATTAAGTTCCAAAATAAATGTAAAGAGAATGGACACAAGTCCTATTCTGAAGTAATACTAAAACTTATGGAGGACTATAATGATGGATAAATACGAATTTTACTATAGACAAAAACAAGAATGGGACTACTGGCAAGCTAACCAAAGACACAACTTTTTAAGTGACAGACTGCTAGCTATTATAGATCAAGTCCAATGGAATAAAGGTATTTTAAAAAGAGTCAAACTTAGTGAGAATGACCTAGAAATCCATAAAAATAGATTTAGTAATTTAATAACTGAAGTTGTTAAAATATCTATTGAGCTAAAAGAATTAGCTATCAATTACAATCCAAAGAGGATGAAACAATTAATAATAATATTAACCAAAATAAAAAATCACAACAATGAACCAATTAAAAACAGTTGACATAAAGGGTAAAGCCTACGTCACAGTAAACGAAAGAATCAAATATTTTAGAGAAAAATTTACAGGATATTCAATGACCTCTGAAATAACTCACATTAACGACAATGGAGTAATAATTAAAACAATTATTAAAAATGATGCTGGAATAGAAGTAGCGTCAGGACATGCACACGAAAAGCAGAACTCAACTTTTATAAACAAGACTTCTTTTATAGAAAACTGTGAGACTTCTAGTTGGGGTAGATGTTTGGCTAACTTTGGAATCGGTATAGATTCTAACGTAGCTAGTGCAGACGAAGTAGCTAACGCAATAAAAAACCAATAAGATGAAAGAATTTAAAATAAGATGTTCAGCTATTGGTAAGATAATGACCAACGCTAGAAGTAAAACAGAAACACTTTCTAAAACAACTAAAACTTATTTAGAGGAGTGGAGTAAAGAACAAATTTACAACCGTAAAAAAGAGGTGTTTAGTAAATATATAGACAAAGGAAACGCTGTAGAAGTAGAGTCTTTAAGCTTTATATCTAAAGAATTAGACATTCCTAATTTAAAAAAGAATGAAGAGTCTTTTTCAAATGGCTTTTTAACAGGCACTCCAGACGCTATTTTAGATGAATATATAATAGATGTCAAAAATAGTTGGGATTGTTTTAGCTTTCCTTTATACTATAGTAGTGTACCTAACAAAGACTATTACTGGCAAGCTCAGGGTTACATGGCTTTGACTGACATAGACAGGTATAAATTAATCTATACACTAATGGACACGCCTGAGGAGTTAATTCAAAGAGAATACTTTGGAGATGAAAGCACAGACTTAGTAGAGTTTGCTAGCAAATATAAATACTCTGACATAGACTCTAGATATAGAATTAAAGTGTTTGAAATCTATAGAAACGAACAAGACATTAGAAAGATTTACGACAGAGTTCAAGAGTGTAGATCATACTTAAAAAGCCTTTGGGTAGACTTAAACTTTTAAATTATGAAAAAAATTGCTATAATTGGAGGCTTAAGTTTGATGACTGCTGGAACAACTAACATGTTGTGGCACAAACAAAAGCTAAATTTTAACCCTAACACATTCGCAATAGCTACAGGAGGTTTTTTTGTAGCTGTTGGAATTACCTATAAATTTTAATAATAAATAACAATGGAAAAAAAACAAACAATCTACTGCGGAGGCGGTAAAAAAATGAATGATAACTGGATGACTGTTACTGTTCATATTGACAAAGTAAAAGAACATGTTTTTGATTATAAAGGAAATAAGTATCTTAAACTAAATGTAAATCTAAAAGACCAGCCTGATCAATACGGAAAAGATGTGTCTTTAAGTGTTAATACGTATAACCCAGAAGAACAAAAAGAGACTAAACCAGTAGCAGAGGTTTCTAATAGTTCTGATGACTTACCCTTTTAAGTTATATGAAAGAGTCAAAAGTCTTGAAGGCATTGGGTTTGAGTTCGTTAGATATACAAAATATGTTAACAAACGGAATGACAATGCCTGAAATTGCTAAAAAATATAAAATAACTTATATTAGTTTAGTACAAGCCTATAGAATCCAAAAAAAGGATTTTAAATATATTGACTACAAACAACCTAAAAAAGAATTAGAGGACATTAAAACGGTGTCCTCTGGTTCTGACAGGTTATACACTGAAGAGTCATTAAATGAAAATGAGCTATTAGCTTTCTATAAATACGAACAAAAAAACAAAGCATATTTTGAGCAAAGAACTACCCTATTTTAAAGCATTTCCTAGTCAATGGCTAGGAGGTGATATAATGTATTTATCTAAAGAAGAAAAAGGATCTTTTATAGATGCCTGTTTTCACTACTGGAATAAAGATTGTTCTATGACTTACATTAAAATGTCTAGACGAATTGGTCAAGATTATTTAGACATTCTAATTGATGAAGGAATGATAGAAAAAAAGGACAACCAAATTAACATAAAATTTTTAGATACACAATATCAAGAAAGAAAAGAACAATATTTAAAACGAGTCGAGGCTGCTAAAAAGTCAAAGAAAAAAACTACATTTAGTGACCCAATACACAAAAACACAGATTCATTAAAGAAATTTTTAAGCACAATCAATGATACTAAATAAAGGCTACGGACTAGACTACGCTATAAAATACAAAAACGGAGAGATAAAAAAAGGTTTAGGAATAGGCTGTCCAATCACTGACAAGTTTGTAAGATTTAAACCTGGTCAAATGGTGGTGGTTTCTGGCTTTCCAAATGTTGGTAAAACTTACTTTTTTATTTGGTATTTACTTTGTCACTCTATGAATAATAATTTGAAATGGTGTGTTTGGAGTGGAGAAAACTCTCCAGAACTATTAAAAATTAGTATGATTCAAATGCTAACAGGACAAAAAGTAGAGGACTTGACTGAGTCAGAAATTAAAAAACAAATAGAAATTATTGACAATTACTTTAAATTTGTAGATAATAGAAAACTTTATACTGCTGGAGATCTTTTAAATATATTTGCTAAAGAAGATGTAGACGGTTGCTTAATAGATCCTTACACTGGTTTAAATATAGAAAGAGGTGGCAAGCTTGGACAGTTTGATAGAAACTATTTATTCTGTAATAATGTAAGAGAGTTTTGTAATAAGACTGGAAAGACAGTTTATATTAATACGCACCCAATAAGTGAGGCAGCTAGAAGAGTCTACAAGCCTGGACATACTTTAGAGGGATTCGTCCAGCCTCCAAAGTCATCTGATATTGAGGGAGGCATGGGGATGATAAATCGAGCGGACGACGTATATGCTATTCACAGAATGGGCAATCACCCAGAATTTAAAACAATGACAGAACTACACGTTCAAAAGGTTAAAAATGTTATGACTGGCGGAGAGTTGACTACATTAGACGAGCCTTTAAG